TTGACTTTTGTTAAACACATGTGGCCTGATTTTATTGAAGGGTCCCATCATAAGATTGTAGCTGATAAATTTAATAAACTTTCTCAAGGCAAGATTAAAAGATTAATTATTAATATGCCTCCAAGGCATACTAAGTCTGAGTTTGCATCTTATTTCTTACCTGCCTGGATGGTGGGTCGTAATCCTAAACTTAAAATAATTCAATCAACAAACACTACTGAGCTATCTGTAAGATTTGGTCGTAAAGCTAAATCACTTATGGATTCGCCAGAATATAAACAAGTATTTCAAACAAGATTAAATCCGGACTCCCAAGCTGCAGGTAAATGGGAAACAGAACAAGGTGGTGAATACTACGCTGCTGGAGTTGGATCTGCCATTACTGGAAGAGGTGCTGATCTATTAATTATTGATGATCCACATACTGAACAAGATGCAATGAATGCTCAAGCCTTAGATAGAACTTATGAATGGTATACATCAGGACCAAGACAACGTCTTCAACCCGGTGGAGCGATTGTGGTTGTAATGACAAGATGGAATGAAAAAGATTTAACCGGACGCCTGATGCATGCTCAAAAGGAGCCTAGAGCAGATCAATGGGAGGTCGTAGAATTTCCAGCCATCATGCCAAGTGGCCAGCCTCTATGGCCAGGCTTCTGGAAACTTGAAGATTTAGAATCTGTTAAAGCATCTATTCCAACAACAAAATGGTCTGCACAATACATGCAGAACCCAACATCAGAAGAAGGCGCTTTGATTAAAAGAGAATGGTGGCAAGATTGGGAAGGAGATTTACCTCCTCTTCAACACGTCATTCAATCTTACGATACCGCTTTTATGAAAAAACAAACGGCTGATTTTTCAGCCATTACCACTTGGGGTGTGTTTCAAAAAGATGAAGACTCAGGTCCACAATTAATATTAGTTGATATGATAAAAGGTCGATATGAATTTCCAGAGCTTCGTAGAATCGCGCTTGAACAATATGGCTACTGGAATCCGGAAACTGTAGTTATTGAATCAAAGGCATCAGGATTACCTTTAACGTATGAACTTCGTAAAATGGGAATACCTGTTTTAAACTTTACACCGTCAAAAGGAAATGATAAACATACAAGAGTTAACGCAGTCTCTCCACTGTTCGAATCAGGGAGGATATGGGCGCCCACACATATGGAGTTTGCAAAAGAAGTCATTGAAGAATGCGCTGCTTTCCCGTATGGTGAGCATGATGACCTTGTGGATTCTATGACACAAGCTGTTATGAGGTTTAGACAAGGTGGTTTAATTGATCATCCAGAAGATCACAAGGATGAGGAAATGCCACAAAGAAAAAGGACGTATTACTAATGTTAAAATTATTGACAGAATTATTTGGTAAGAGCTATGTGCAAAAGATGATTGGCACAAGATCCAATGTAACCAAACCTCGTAAGATGGATTGGGCTAGTCCTTATAAAGTTTATTCAGATGAAGCTTTTGAAGATCCTAAAACAATACAATTTATAGAAGACAAAATTGCTGAGTATGGACCTTATGCAATGTCTAATAAAAATGCAGATGAGATTGCTAACTTTGAATTAAATGCTAAAAGACTTAAACAAGCTAAGATGAAACAAGCCGGTGTTTCAGAGAATATGATTAAAGCGGTTGAAGAAGCAAAGAAACCAAAACCTCAAGCTGATGTTATTGATATAGGTACAGGTAAGAAATTAGATGAAGAAGGTATTATGACTTTAAAACAAAAAGCTCCTCAAACAGATGAGAAATCTTTTGCTAATCTAAAAGAAGACATTGCTAAACTTAATAAAAGAAATAGAACAGAAGAAGAAAGTCTAGGAGATCTAGCTGCAAAAAGATACAGTGCAGATGAAGAAGCGAATAGAGCAGGCGTAGTAAGATCTATTTTATTAAATGATGATAGATTAAATTTACCTCAAGGAATTAAAGATGCTTTACTAGGTCGAACAGATAGAGCAATCAATCCATTAGATGTGTTCAATGAAGTTTATAAAAGAGATTTAAATAAATTAGATAAACTTGATGGCTTAATTTTTGAAGGTGAAGAAGCTGGAAAAAATGCTAACAAAGTAGCCAATGAATTTTTAGAGAAAGATTCTTTTGATTTAGTAGAAGATGATCTAGGAACAAAATTAAAGAAAGCAGATGACGATCCTGATATGCCGGAAATGGCAAAAGGTGGCTTAATAAAAATTTTAGGAGTTTAAATGGATATAGGACCTACTGATCTCCTAAAAGCAATGGATGCTCCTAAAACAGAATCTAAAAAAACTTTTGGTCAATACGCAAGACAAATTGCAACAGGAGCAAAACCTATTGGTAAATTAATAGCAGCAGAATCTGGTATAGGATCTTTACTAGCACCTTTAGATTTTGGAGAAGGAAGAACAGCAAAAGAAGTTTTATTAAACGCTGTGACCCTTGGAGCCGGACTCCCGGTTAAAGACGCAAGAGAGAAATCAGATTACGTAGACCGATTTGGGTTAAAAGATGATTTATTCTCTGCTCAGATGAAACAAGCAGGAGTAGGTAAAATAAGAGAAGGTATGGAAATGCCTGAATTAACGGAGAGAGAGAAACTAGCCTTATCGGCTGCAGAGCAATTTGAACAAACGGTATTAGCCCCAAGATTAGAAAAACAAAAATTAAAATACAAAGCAGCTTCAAAACCTGACTTTGGTCTAGATGAAGAAATTAACTAGGACTATACCCCCTAAATCAGGACCCATGCCTCAGGGCTTGAGTTTATCCTATAATACTGTTAAACAAGTACCAACGGAGAAAATAAATGGCAGACATAGACAAGTCTCTACCAAACGTAGAGCAGGAAATAAAAATTCCATCACCTGAAGAGATAGAGTTAGCTCAACAAGAAGAAGAGCAAAAGCTTAATGAAAAAGGTGAACCGATAGAAGTTACAGAGAACGAAGACGGTTCGGTAGATATTAATTATGATCCTGCAATTGCTTCGATTGAAGGAGAACAAAATCATTACGATAATTTAGCAGAACATTTACCTGATGATGTATTAGGAAGATTAGGTTCTACACTTACTCAAAATTATCAAGAATATAAAAGTTCTAGAAAAGAATGGGAAAGAGCTTATAGAGAAGGTTTAGATTTATTAGGATTTAAATACGATCAAAGAACAGAACCTTTTCAAGGTGCAAGTGGTGCAACTCATCCTGTACTTGCAGAAGCAGTTACACAATTTCAAGCATTAGCTTACAAAGAATTATTACCTAGTGATGGTCCTGTTAGAACTCAATTACTAGGATTACAAACTCCAGATAAAGTTCAACAAGCACAACGTGTAAAAGATTTTATGAATTATCAGATCATGGATCAGATGAAAGAATATGAACCTGAATTTGATTCAATGTTATTTCATTTACCTTTAGCAGGTTCTGCTTTTAAAAAAGTTTATTACGATGAAACAGAACAAAGAGCAGTTTCTAAATTTGTTCCAGCAGATGATTTGGTTGTTCCGTATACGGCTACCTCATTAGACGATGCGGAGGCCATCATCCATGTTGTAAAAATTTCAGAGAATGAATTAAGAAAACAACAAGTAGCAGGTTTTTATAAAGACATTGAACTTAAACCTGGACCCACTAACGAAACAGATGTTCAAAGAAAAGAGAGAGAATTAGAAGGAACATCTAAATCAAGAGATGAAGATATTTTTACTTTATTAGAGTGTCACGTTAATTTAGATCTAGAAGGTTACCAGGATATTAATCCAGAAGATGGTGAGCCTACAGGAATTAAACTTCCGTATATTGTAACAATCGAAGAACACTCGAGAGAGATTTTATCAATCAAAAGAAATTATGAAGTAGGAGATGCTACAAAAAGTAAAGTTCAATATTTTGTACATTTCAAATTTTTACCAGGACTTGGCTTTTATGGTTTTGGTTTAATTCATATGATTGGTGGATTATCAAGAACAGCTACAGCTGCATTACGACAGTTGCTAGATGCCGGAACCCTATCTAACTTACCCGCTGGTTTTAAAATGCGTGGTATTAGAATTAGGGACGATGCACAAAGTATTCAACCAGGAGAGTTTAGAGATGTAGACGCGCCTGGAGGTAATTTAAGAGATTCATTTATGATGCTTCCTTTCAAGGAACCATCACAAACACTTTTAGGACTTATGGGCGTCGTAGTACAGGCAGGTCAAAGATTCGCTTCAATAGCTGACTTGCAAGTAGGTGAGGGTAATCAACAAGCGGCAGTGGGTACGACAGTAGCTTTGTTGGAAAGAGGCAGCAGAACTATGTCTGCCATTCACAAAAGAATTTATGCAGCTCTAAAACAAGAATTTAAATTAATGGCAAGAGTATTTAAATTATACTTGCCTCAGGAATATCCTTACGACGTAGTCGGTGGTCAAAGAATGATAAAACAAACTGACTTTGATGACCGAGTGGATATATTGCCAGTTGCAGATCCAAATATTTTCTCACAGACACAGCGTATTTCCCTCGCTCAGACGGAACTGCAATTGGCTACGTCTAATCCTCAAATGCATAATATGTATTCAGCGTATAGAAATATGTATGAAGCGTTGGGTGTAAAAAATATAGATTCAGTTTTAGTTAAACCTATGCCACCAACACCAAAAGATCCGGCGTTAGAACACATTGATGCTCTAGCAGGAAAACAATTTCAAGCTTTTCCTGGTCAAGATCATAGAGCACACATTACAGCTCACTTAAATTTTATGGCAACTAATATGGCTAGAAATAATCCAGCGGTTATGGCGTTGTTAGAGAAAAATATATTTGAACATATCTCTTTAATGGCTCAAGAACAGGTTGAAATAGAATTCAGACAGGAATTAGTTCAATTACAACAGATGATGCAGATGGCACAACAGAATCCACAGCTTCAACAACAAGCTATGATGATGCAACAGAAGATCGATGCAAGAAAAGCTGTGTTGATTGCAGAAATGATGAACGATTTCATGGAAGAAGAGAAGAAAATCACTTCACAATTTGATAATGATCCAATTGCTAAGTTAAGAGCAAGAGAATTAGATCTTAGAGCACAAGAAAACATGCGAAAAGAGAGAGAAGGTGATGAAAGAATCAATCTTGATAAGATGAGAGCGATGATGAACCAACAAAACACAGAAGATAAGATGGATCAAAACGAAGAATTAGCAAAATTAAGAGCTGATACTTCAATTGAGAAGACTATTCTTTCAAAAACATTACCAAATGCTAAGGATATGATACCTAACGTATCTATTGTTAGAAAAAGTGATGACTAATCTATAAAAATAGGTTAAAAAATAAACTAAGGAGTTAAAAATGGAAAAACTTGATAAAATTAAAGAAGTTAAAGTAGGCGAACAACAGATTGAAGTAGATCCAAGATCTAAAACAACTGCTGACGGTGCTTTTAACTACATTGGTACAGGCGGACCTGAATTAGAAGTTCAAGGTCAAGGTGCTGTAATGCCAGAAAAGAAAAGAAAATCAAAAGCGTACTAATATGGCTTGGTTTAGTTTAGCAAAAATTGCTTTACAAGCGGGAAGCAAAATTTACGCGAATAAACAGAAGACTAAGATGGCTATGTCTGATGCACAATTAATGCATGCAGAAAAGATGGCCCGAGGTGAGGAAGCCTACCAAGGCAAACTACTTGAAGCGAGACAAAACGACTATAAGGACGAATTTGTACTCGTAATCATCTCAGCGCCCATCATTGTGTTAATGTGGGCAGTTATGTCTGATGATCCAACTGCGATGGAGAAGGTGAAATTGTTTTTTGAGTATTTCCAGTCGCTTCCGAAATGGTTCACAAATTTATGGATCCTTGTAGTTGCAAGTATTTTTGGAATTAAGGGTACACAAATCTTTAGAGGAGGAAAATAATAATGTCAGTTATTGGAATAGCACTAAGAGGATTTGGTAAAGCATTAAAAAAAGATAAAACAATTAAATCGGTTAAACCCACAACAGGTACAAGTAAGACAACGGAATACAAATATAAAAATTTACCTAAAAGAGCTAAAGCAATTTATCAAGCAGAGATATTAAAAGGAGGAAAAAAATAATGGCAAATCCAATATATAACTCACAAGTTACTTGCAGTCGTTCACCTGTTAAAAGAGTGAAAAAGATGGCAGGTGGAATGATGAGAAAAAACTATGCTACAGGTACTCAAGAAAAAAATTTTTCTAAGTTGCCAGAAGCAGTGCAAAAAAAGATTGATTCTAAATTAGCGGAAAAAGTATAATGTGGAACTGGATAAAAAGTTTATTTATTAAACAAAAAAGATTTATAGAAGTTAAATGCGCTATGCATTTAAGATTTATGAAAAGCTGTCCAGCATGTAAAAAGGTGGTAGCTAATGGCTAAACTTTGTGCAAAAGGTAAAGCAGCGGCGAAAAGAAAATTTTCAGTTTATCCTTCGGCGTACGCAAACATGTACGCATCAGGAGTTTGTTCTGGAAGAATAAAACCAGGTGGTAAAAAAGGTAGTCGTAAGAAAGCAGCTAATGGCGGACTTCAAGTTGCAGGATTGGCTAGAAAAAGAAGATGTCGCTAAGAAAATGGGTACAAGAGAAATGGGTAGATATAGGAGCTCCGAAGAAGAACGGAAAATATCAACCGTGCGGAAGATCAAAGGGAAGCAAGCGGAAGTATCCAAAATGCGTGCCACTTGCAAAAGCCACACGGATGACAAGCTCACAAAAGGCATCTGCTGTCAGCAGAAAAAGAGCAGCAAGTAATACAGGTCCAAAACCAACTAACGTAAAAACATTTGCTAAAAGAAAAACAGCAAGTGCTGGTGGTTATATTGGTCCAGCAATTAATTCTACATATGGTGGTGTTAAATTAAATAATCCATCTTATGCAAAATATTACAAAGGAATGTTGGATTAATGAGACAATATTTTTCAAAAGGTAATCCTATTCCTAAAACTAAAAAGAACTACAGACCTACAAAGTCTGGAGCAGGCATGACAAAAGCGGGTGTCGCTGCCTATAGAAGAGCAAATCCCGGTTCAAAACTAAAAACAGCTGTGACAGGAAAAGTGAAGCCTGGATCGAAAGCTGCAAATCGCAGAAAATCATACTGCGCTAGATCACTAGGACAATTAAAAAGGTCATCTGCAAAAACTCGAAACGAT